AGTCGAACCCATGGTCGTAAACTTTGACGCGGCCATTCTGCGAATAGACTTTGAGTTGGGCAAGGGACCCATAAACGTCGGGATCCATCGCAAAATAATATCGCTTTCTTATGTTAGAGAGAATGCCGTACTCAAACGTTTGGGCCAGCGAGCCGTCTACATATACCTCAATCTTGGTCAAGGACGTGTCATCCGTGTTAAGATCAGCCCATAGCGTGCGGAAATATTTCGGCCCGGCGTGGCCGTAATCGCTCCATCCTGTGACATGGGTCCTGTGCCAAGGCGGCTCCAGCAGGATCCTATGGATCACTTTATAAACCCTGGCGGACCGTGCTGCGCTCGATGACGCTCTCCCGAGGATCCTTAAGGCAAGCCTATGGGCCAGCACGCTATCGCCGGTATTCTCGGGCATCTGCAAAATCGTTTTCTGCCTTCCGCTTGTGTCAATTCCGCCGATCGTCTGATAGGGGGAGCTTTGTTCTGCGCCAGTAGGATCTAATGCAACCTGCACGTTTATCTCGGAGTCGGCGCTATCGGCGTCAACCACCATGTCGATGAAGCGCTTTTCATTGTCCGGTAGCCCCAGATCATACTCCTTGGTATCTATTGCCCAGAATATGCCTAGAGGGCCAGTCGAAACGACATCGTAGTATCCATCCTCCAGACGCATCGGATAGTTGCCGCTGTATGACATATCCTTTGGAACGCCGTTTTCGACCGAATCCCATTGTACGATCTGGCCGCCAACGAGGTAATTTGTCTCCGGCTCAATAAAGAGCGCTTGGCTTCCATAGAGGTAATAATGCCAGCGCTCATATATCGCGTCCCATACCAATGTTCTATCGTTGGTTATATCGTCATCGGTGGTGGTTCTGTAGGTAAAATAGAGCTTGTTGTCCCAAAATGCCAGATGGCAATAAGATCGCTTGCTTGACTGGACAGGGGTGATTTCGTTAACGGTTTCACCGAAGAATATCGGATTTATGGGCTCGGAGATTTTTTTGCCGCTTGGGAATTCATAGATTCCATCATAGGAGCATAGGTAGACAACCCTAGGCGCCCTCGCCACCGCAAACGGTCCCGGCACCCCATAATTGATCGCCGTGTCAAGTACCCTGTACTCGCCACCCGATCCTATGACCCTATATATTTTGGAGGTTGTAAAAACGAACAGCTCGCCGTCAAATTCCACGCATGTCTGGATTATCTCCCCTCCGGTTCCGATCTGCAGGTAGTTGTCGGTCGGAAAGCTTTCAACCATGGTGGCTTTTGAGAATCTAAGCCTGTTGGGCGGATCAGCCGTCCCATCATAATTGCCTCCCCATACCCACAGCCTGTTGTCGAATAGAACAACACCCTTGACGCCGTCGGGAGGTAGCTGATTATCCGTCTCCATTTCCGGTCCAAGCTCGTCATCCGGGATTGCATCATAGTACGGATCCGGAACCTGGTTTGCAGTAAATTGGACCATGTCGACAAATCGAAATGACGTTATGGTTCCCCCCATTCTATAGATCTTTATGTGGGTAGGATTCGCGAACGGAGGCGTGTTGTTCGGGCACTGTGGAAATTGTAGCTTTACGCGGGCCAGATACACCCCAGGATATTGTATCTGGACGGGATCGGCGTAATCGCTCTCCGTCCCTGTTATGGCGTCGTAATATGTTATCGTCCATTGGAGATCGGTGCCATACAGCTTCCCGCTCTTGGCCAGTGCGCAGTCATCAAAGGAAACAGAGCACGTACCGCTGTTGGAGGAGGTCGTCTTTAACGCGATGCGCATGGCCGTAACCTTGTCCCAGCCCAACGTTGGATCTGAGGCCTCGCTTACGCCGACCCGAACGAAATCGCGTTTCTTGATGCGAAGGACGTTCCACACGCCGACGCTTGGCGCCAGTTGCGTCGGGGCCGCGGTGACAAACTGCCTTATTATCTCCGAACTCTTGGCGGTTACCCCGGCCTCGTCAGCCGATTCGTCAAGGATTCCTGCGGTTCGGGATATGCCGGCATCCGACGCAATTTCTTGGATGACTTCGGTGTATGATACGTCGGCCTGCGCTGCGGCTTGTAGAGCGCTTAGTGAGATCGCCTTTTCATATCTTGTGCTAAAGGAATAATCGCCGGCGGCACTGCTTAGGTTAAAGGCAATTATAATTTCCTCCAGGCCGGCCCCGGTAGTGAGATCGGCTATTTTGTACCAAATCTCGATTGGTTCTTCCAAATCCTCGGTTCCCAGATCCAGGATAATTGGGTTGCCTCCGGACTTGAAAATCTTATAGGCATATCCATAAGTCCCCGATCCTTCGACGGAGAATTTTATCGCGTTGTTGGTGTGGCCCTCGGTGTCGCTGTCTACGGTGCATTCGGACGATGGCGTCCAGTCGGATACTGTCTCGAAAGCATCGATGCTCGTTACGTCATTATCCGCGACCGTTACGGAGGCAAGTGGCGATGGCTTTGGTATCCCGACGCGCCTTGCCGGTGCTGTAGTCCCGCCCGGGTGTCGCAAAAAAGCTTCCCCATCCGCAAGAAACATATGCGGGTAGGAATAGATTCCCTGCAGGGAATATGTCGTGAAGTGGGCCCGCCTGTCGCCCGCAGATTTCAGCCCGCTTCCCCCAGTAACGGCGGAAAAGGTTGCCGAGTCCGTGGCCTGGCAGATATAGAGCTGGCCGCCCGCTATCGCATATCTCCATGCCACCCCATCAATGTCCTTGAGGTAATAGAATGAGTATGGGGGCGATGACAAGCCGCCGTTAAGCCTAGAAAAACCCCTTCTTACCGATACGGTGTTCTCTCTATCGGTGACGGCGTTAACCAGTGCCTTATAGGATGTTATCGGGATTTCGTCCGGAGAGGATCTCAGGACTATCCCGGTATTGGCAAAGGTGATTGGTATGGATCTAATTTCCTCAGGCATTGTCGCTCACCGGATAGGGAATTGCCTCGCTGCCGATAATGGCCCGACGCGCTATGGCAACGCCAAACAGATATCTCTGGTGCGCATATTGGCTGCGCTCAACATCTTGGTGATCACCATCCTTGGCAAGAGCCAGTGATATGACTTCCCATGCTATATATGGCAGCCATGGGTCCGGAATGCTCAGAGAATCGGTCAATGCCGTGTGGGCCTGTGGCATCGAATCATAGATGACAGAGCAGACACCCTCGGACGACGGCGTCACATCCAGCTCCATATAGCCGGGCGTCAGCCTATCTTCCTTATAGAGCTTCGGCCTGCCGGTGCGGGATCGCCAGTTTGCATCCTGCCTTTCGAGATCCCATGAGGATGCGCGCCTCAAACGCCTGCCATTGAACGACGCGCGTTCAACGTTAACGGCGTCGTCGGGCAGATCAACCAGCATGGTATTTACGACTAGGCTCGCAACCCCCTTGGATATTCCCGTTCTCCTGCTGAAATCCGCCTCGGCATAGTTTATATAGGAAATGACCTCATCTGTCGTCCAGTAAGAGCTGGAGACGGGAAAGGATGACGGGTCCTCTTGCAGATCATAGGCGATCCTGGCACATAGGCTGGCGACGGTCGTCATGGCTTCCTCTCTCCCATCGCGGCCTCACGCAGCGCAAACCTCGATACCGCTGCTTCGGGCGTTACCTGCCAAGCAGGATACGCGCGAATTATATTCTTGCCGGCGAGATGCTGCGCCGCCTGGATCCACCTGTTATACAGCGATTGGGATTGAGCCAGCTCTGCGCCACCCTCCTTAAACATGCATCGATTTACCACGAAATCCTCTAGGGCTGTCAGCATCTCATTGCGTGCGGGAATCTGGGAGCCCTCGGCCATTATTTGATATGACGCAAGTCCCTCAATGGTTACCGTTTTGGAGCCGTTGGCCTTTGGGTAAATCAGCAAGTGGCTGAGGCCTATCGGACACCAAATGGTCTGCCGCGGGGACGTGGCAGTGTCCGATTCCCAATCGTGCATGTTATCGAGATCCTCGACGCTGTATTTCAGCAGATACCTGTCTCCGTCCCGTACCGCCATCGGCATCGAGATGTCGTCCGGCAGTGGATATATGTTGCTCGAGGGGTTAATTTCGAGATCCGCAGACACAACTCCGTCGCCGGTGACGAGGACATATTCCATCAAGGCCTCCTCGAGATGATACCTGACCTCGGTCCTTGACCATCGCACCGGCGATGACGTGGACGCCTCATTCAATCTTCTGAGGACGTTGTCGATCAGGTCACCTACGAGCATCGAAGCACCGGCCTTTACATCACATAATACAGCACTTCAACACCGGATGTGTCCGCTGCATAGATATAGATGTCCGACAGATCCATCGCGTTACCAGGAACCTGCGGATAGAGCGTTATCCTGTCGGGATATTGGCCGCTGCCCGGCTTCACCAGCTGTAACCCCTGGCTGGCGCCAACGTCGCTGCCGCCGATTCTGACGTTGTTTGCGTTGCCGGGAGTTGCCTGAATTATGGCCACCGAGCAGCGGATCGATGTGCTCGACAGCCGCTTGGCGGCTCCGCTCCCCCCGGTGACTACAAGACTCTTCCACATAGAGCTGCTCCGTCATCCTTTGTTATTCTCATCGGAGTCCTCCCCGCCCACATCCTCCGGCAGGTCAGCCTTGTGCGTCATCAACGGATGCGAGAACTGGCCATAAGCCTTGGTTCCGCAATCCGGCACGTAGAACTCCAGAGAATTGTCATAGTCCGAATGCCCAAAGGGGGGCTTATGCCCTATGGGCTCCAAGCCGACGCGCTGCGGCTCCCTGAAATTTTCCGCAACGACAGCCTTTTTATCCTTGTCACTCATTTCTAAAGCCCTCCGTGATCATATTATACTGCAGCTCGCCAATTGGAATTGGCACGCTCATTTGCTGGACCTTGATGCGGGAATCGCACCAGACGCTGAAGCCGGCTTCCTTCGCCTTTTTGCAAAAATTCACATCCTCGCCATACATCGGGTCAATCGACCCTATCCAATATGGCCTTTTGAGCGAGCCGAAGATCGAGGCCCTTACCATCATGGCTCCGGTGCCTATGGCGTCGACCTCGAACAGCGATTCCTTTGGGTAGCCGAAGTATGGTATATATTCGTCCGTTTCCTCATAGTATTTGAATGCCAACGGCTCTATCGGGGTTCCGGACCTGAAGCATAGACCGCCGACGACGTCCTTGTTGTCTTCGAGGAGTGTCGAAACGATATCCCGCGGCACTATCACGTCGTCATCTAGGAAGAGGATATAATCGGCCCCAAACTGGATGGCCATATCGGTCAGCGAATTTCTCGCTACGACCGTTTTCACCTTCGGGCCGGGTACGGCCCATCTTACTGCGTATTTGGATTGCGCCTCGTCAGCGGCGCATTGTTTGGCGAGGGAGAGGAAGGACATGAAGGGCCGGGGCTGGACCGCATGGTAAACCGGCACTCCGATCAATATCTTCGGCTTTGCCATCATCTCTCCAACGGTTAGAGTTTTTTGACGCCATAGCCGTCAATCATATCGTCCCGAAGAC